ACACTTGGGAGAACCCCCCTTCTCCTCCATCTCCGCCAGAGAAACCATCGTAACTATTGAAACCTCCGTCCGTGCCGCCAAAACTGACTACATAGCTGCCACTTCCGCCGCCGCCACCCCCTCCAGCTCCCCATAGCCTGATTCGAGCGCATGAATCTCCGTTGAACGATGTGGTGTGAGAAGTTGATCCAGGTGTGTCCTTTGTGACGGTTCTCCTATGAAAATACAGCCTCTCAGAACTAACAGGGTTCGTTCCGTCACCTTTCAGGAAATGCAGTTCCGTGAAGGACTGCTGCCCCGTTCCGCCCTCCGGGACGCCAAGGGGCGTGGCGTTCAAGGCATTATCAATCGTGTCTTTGTCGACCACGTCTTCAATGGACTGCGATGTCCATGCAATCCCGTCGCTACTGGCAACAACGTGTTTCGGAGATGCACCGCCAGGCGCTAAAAACGCCACGTCACCCGTTCCATTCCCGACCATAAGTGAATTATCGGTCAGGGTATCGAGCCCAGTCCCTCCACTAGCCACCGGAAGCGGGTTGTTCAGCGTCAGATTGTCAGCGGTCAGGTTGATAACAGTCTGGTTGGTGATTTCCGTGCTCAGGAAGCTCTGAAGGATGGCTTTATTCACCCTCATCTCGATCAGAGTGCCTGTTAGCCACGATTGAGCCATCGTGTCGTCTGCGCCGCGCACTACCGTCATGGTTGCAGAGCCTGGCGTGTAATCCGTGACTTGCAGGACTTCGTAATTCCCCGCTAAGTCGTCCAGCGTGGCGTAAAAGTACGTCCCTGTTCCCGAATTAGCCTCCGGGAATGTGCTGGTGCTCAGAACCGTGATTGACGTCTGCGCATCGTTGATTGCGCCATCAAGTTCCGATGCTGCGTTGTTTTTGAAGACGATAGGCATGGCTTAGTACCCAAAAGTGCGCGTTTTCACACGAAGGGACTTGTTCCCGCGAGACTTGATCGCAGAAACCCTTGCCCTTCCAGTCCCCTTCTCGAAGACTCCTTGGTAGTAGTCGCCCATCGAAGGGTCTGACCAAGGCTTGTTCTTCATTAGCATCAGAGCAGACTTGGCGCCAGCGGCGACTTGGAGCCGGTATTCCTTGAAGAACTGTGACTCGACGTTCGTTGCTTCCAGTGTAGGGCGTAGTGCAACCTTTACGCTCAAACTCATGCGCTGGAACACGTCGCCGGAAAGGAAGGTGAGTGCGGAGCTTCCTTCTTGCGCCCTTTCAAGCGTCAGGTCATTGCCGTCAGTCTCCGTGACCTTCACCGCCTCACGGTCGCCGTTCGTGTCGGTCACGCCGGCAATGAAGAACTGATTGGCAGACAGACTCGGGAACTCAGAGGCATCAGCAACAGTGAAAGCCGTATCGGAAGGCCCATACCCGGAAGAAAGCGTCGTGGATTCGTCGGAGTAGTTCGGGATCGGATAAAGCTGGATGGCGTTGAACTGAGACCTGAACCACTTCGTCGGCGATCCGGCCTGATCGACCCATGCTCCTTCTTGTTCAAGTTCAATCTCGCTGGTTGGGTCAAGCGGAACATTCTCGCGCTTCACGACAACGATTCCGGCAATCTCCGTCTCCCCGTCTTCAGGATCGAGAATTTCGTGCTCGAACTGATCCTCAACGATCGAGTCTGAAACCGTGACCGTCGATATGCGCGATTCTTCGCACAACTGGATCACCGCATTCCTGATGTGGTGCAGAACCAAGTCGGGTTGAGCGCCTGGGAGTTCAGGCATGGTGTCCTTGTACCAGTCAGTGAGAGGGACTGGATTGGAAAGATCAGGTAGTTTGAATGCCATTTTGCGGTCCTCAATTCATCTTCACGCCGCGCGCTACCGCACAGTAACGTCAGTGCCTTGTTGCGGTGGCGGAGCCGCTGCGTCCCACTCAGCAAAAGTAGCTTCAGCTTGCTCTTTCGTCAGTTCAGAAAACCCAACAGGAGGTTCTGCACAACCGCAGACAACAAAGATAGCCTCAGCTCCCGAGGGATTTTTCGCGTAACCTACTTCGTTTCCTGGGTAACAAGCTTTGTGGCACTCAGTTAGTTCTGCAAGCACAACTTCTGCTACAGGCAAAGAGGTCAGGAGAAAAGACGGTTCATTCATTACAATCTCCACGGAGCAGAAGGAACATTGCAGGAAGATCCGTTATTCAAGGCGATGCCACGGAAGAAAGCAAACTCGTCATAACGACCGTTTCCGTTATAAGAGCCGTCGTTGTTTCTTCCTATGCGGAGAGGCAAACTATGCACAGAACCAAAACTAAGGGAGCCTGTAGCTACCCGAGGACTGGTATCTCCGCCGGCCGGGTTGGCTGCCGATCTGTACAAATGACTGCCGCTTCCATCTTTGCAGTAACGGATGTGATACCAGCCAGTCCCCCAACTGAGTACTGAAGATGCAATAAAACCTCCAGTGGCCTGCACAAACATTGTCCCTGCGCTGTTGATGTAAATCTCAAACCCGTATCCAGTGGTTACGTTTTCCCGGAAACCAACAAGACAGGCAGTTCCGGGGCTTTGGCCTGAAAGGTAGTACCATAGATCGACAGATATATCAACGTCAGGCCAAAAATCACTGCTGTACGGTGTGCTTATATAAGATGATACACCGTTATCCATAAGAAGGTGGCCAGAATGTTTTGTTGGACTGTCGTTCCTGATTCTTGCCGTGCTGAATCCAGTCCAGACTTTACCTTTTTGGTCTGTGAATGTAGTGCTTTCGTCTGCGCCGTCGAAATGAAGCAATGAAACCAGATATTGTTCTGGTCCTTGCCTCCCGCCGAACCCAGACAGATTGTTGATTTTAAGCATCTGTCAGCACCGAAGTGTAGAAAATACGGATTCCGTGGAGTCTTGCATCTGCTGCAAGCGTGTCGGAACCGTTGGCAGCATCACGATACGCCTGAAACACAACAGTATCTCCGTTCGCAGGAGAGCCGCCGACAGTTATTGCGGAAGTAGCTGCACTGATGTTTAGTTGGTTTGCTCCCGCAACTGCATCAGTTACCGTCACAGCGGTTCCAAACGCAACATCTAGTGTATCTGCATCAGAGACAGCAACAGCCTGGAGCGCCCACACAACATCCCCTATGGTTGTTGCTGACCAGATGAATTCTGCTGTGACTGTTCCGTCGTTCCAGCCTTTCGGCATCCCAACCTCGAATTGGGCGTACTCGGCGGTGCTCGCATCAAAATTGAGCGTAACAATCATCCGCTTGTTGGTGGAAGTTTCTGTGGTGGCTGATGCGGCTCCGTTTGTGGTTCGCGGAGTCATGGCTGCCGCAGGAACCCAAATTGTTTGAGTGGTTGATGTTGTCAGAACAGACGCCGTTCCGGTCCCAACCAACTCTCCGTGGATCTTCGACCCAACCTGGATGAACCGATACAGATCAACCCCGGTAGTCGAGGCCGGTTGCGTCCCAGGGTACGGCCATTCCAATCCTGAAAACCCTGTCCCAAAAGTGAGAACGCGGGCAGTCCCGTCGTTCGTGACCTGCAGATAGATCGCTTTTCCCGCCGCCATGTTCGTGAGGGTGAAAGTGGTATCGGCGGAAATGCTCTTCGTGAACAGTGTCGCCGCATTGGCATTGATTTCGAGTGCAGACAATGCAGATGCGGCAAGCTTGATTCCCGCAACGGGATTGAACACTTCGTCACTGTCCCAGCGGGCTTTTACCGTCCCAGAGCCGTCAGCCAACGTAACCTCGTCAATTGCGGTCGAAGATGCGTCTCCAATCACAACCGCCCCAGCGTGCCCGGCAGTGGCTGTGTTCCCGATAGCGATTCCGTTGGTGGCCGCAGCAGATACCGTGGCGCTTGTCCCTACCGCGATCCCGTTGGTGGCTGACGCCCCTACCGTAGCCGACCCGCCAACGGCAACCGCCCCAGCCGCGCCGGCGCTGGTCGCGTAACCAAGGGCTACCGCTGTGTTACCACCTGCCGCCGCCCCGTGCCCGACGCTGACGATGTTGTCACCGGAGTTCGTCGCGCTGTTCCCAATGACGATATTCCCAGACCCGGTTCCGGAGTCTGCGGCCCGTCCAATCGCCACGCAGTTCGCTGCGGCCGTGTTGGCACCAGATCCGATTGCTACCGTGTGGTCGCCAGTAGCGATGGCAGTGTCCCCGATAGCAACCGCGTAGTCTGAGCCAGTAGTGACGGCCGCCGCATGCCCCACCGCAATGCCATACAGGGCGGACGCAGCGATGTCCGACGCCGAGCCAATAGCTATCGACCCATCCGAGCCAGCGGCCACGCCAGCGCTGTACCCGACCGCCACAGACTCCGTTGATGCGGCGGCAGCCCCGGAACCCATTGCGGTTCCGGCCGATGCAGAGGCGCTCGCCGATGACCCAACGGCCATAGCCGATGCGGCAGAAGCAATGGAACTCTGGCCAACAGCGACACCACTCGCCCCTGAGACAGAAGTGCTCCTCCCGACAGCAACACCGTTTGTTCCGGCCGCCGAGACGGCAGAAGACAGCCCAATGGCAACACCGCTTGCTGCGCCAACGGAAGCGTCGCCAATTGCTACAGCGTCGTCGACACTATCAGCGACTTCGGCTCCGTACCCGATAGCCAATGATCGGTCACTACCGAAACCGATTTCCGATGCCGGACCGATGGCAACCGAATTTAGAGAAGCAGCCTGTGCGTTCTCCCCAACGGTCGCTTGGTCACCAATCGCAACAGAAGAGGTCGAGTTTGCCGAGATGAAAGCTTGGTATCCAACCGCAACCGATGAATTCGTCCCATCTTGTGTGGTAGTTCCGTTGCCAAGTGCCACCTGATTCGTGCCGTTGCCAATTGATGTCGGCGTTCCAATCTGGGCGATGATCGCTGAAACATCGGCCTCAAGTGCATCAACCTCGGCCTGCAGTGCTGCCGCATCACTCCCGATCGTGATGTCGTCGATCGTGACAGTAGAGAACCCTGTCCCGGTAACGATGATCTTGTAGTCGCCTGAATCAACCCAGAACTCGAAAACACCGTCACTGTCCGTAGTCAATGGGGCGTTCGTCTGGTCGATCAAGGTAATCCCGTCGTCGGAATAGATCGTGGAGAGGTCAGTGGTCCCGGCTGCATAGACCTTGACGGTCAATCCGATCTGAACATCGCCACGCCGGTCCAGTACAACATCGCGGTACTTGATCATGGTTGCACCAATGCGCCCTTGAAGGCGTTCGCAAGGGCAGCTACCCGCCCGTTATCAACGTGGTCAGCCTCGCGGAGTTCGGCACGCGAAACGATGTAGTTCGAGATGACCGGCCTGTAACGAGGACCAAGCGGGAAATCGTCCGCCAACTCGTAATCGACCCATGCAACCCCGTACCGCTCAAAGAACAGGTCCGGGCGCAATCCATACGCCTCGGAAAGTGCCATATTGCAGATGGTCAGCAAATCGGCATCGGAAAAGCGGTCAGCATCAGCGTCCTGCAGGATGACGCGCGCCTCATCGATCACTTCCTGGATCGTTCCGGACGCTACTACCGGACTGGTCGGATTGACGATGATTGGCATGGCTACTCCTGAACACCAACTCCGAGAACACTAGGTTCTCTTGTGGAAAAACCCCGGAGGGGTGACCTCCGGGGTTGTACTCCATTCGGTCTTTTGGACCGCACTTCGGTGACCTGTCAGGCCACCGCCGGCTCCTGAACCTCGCCGTGGAACGTGAAGGCAAAGCGCGGAACCTTGCCGACAACATCGCCGAGATTGTTGAACGTGTCGTAGGCACACGATTTCAGGTGCTCGAAGTGTTCAATCGGGATGCGGACACGCTCGCCGCGCTTGATCTTGAGCACTCGGCCCTCGACACCCAGCGGAACGTCTTCCTTGCCGTCGATACCGCCATCGGCATGAATGGTTACGTCGCAATACCGTCCGGAGAAGCGGGGGGCGCTCCGGCGACGCTCTGCGGGAGACTCCTGTTTTACTCGCATGATTCAAGGTTCCTTCGTGGTTGGTGGCGTTTAGTAGTCGCCGAGGTTGATCCAGGTTACGGTCAGGGACCCCGTTACCAGAACAATGTCGCTGGCACCGTCTGCCACATCAGCGTCATCAATGATGATGTTGATGTAGACGTCCTTGGCTGTCGAAGTGCCGTCGAACTGCGCCGATGCCGCCAGCGCGCCGGTTCCCGTTCCAACACCAGCAACAAACGGGTCCAACATCGCCGACGATGGAATGATGTCCACATCAGTAGTCGATAACGTGGCGTCGGCAGTACCTGTGGTTCCGAACGAAAAGTCGCCGGAGCCAGTCGCCGCGATGTCGGTGCCGGCCCAGTTGAACGACAGCGAAGTCGTCGCGCCAAGCACTCCGATTCGCCCTTCCGGGAAGTCATACACCTTGACATTCCCGAAACTGGCGCCCGTGGTGTTGGCAACAGTTACCGGCGTACTCGCGAAATTGATCACCGTCTTGTGGATGACGTCGCCGACCCCGTACTCGACCACAGAAACAGTCGATCCGTTCTTAGCGCCGTTTCCGGTAGAGCAGCGGACACGAACATCGTCATCCAACATCACAGACCGGCGGCCGGAATTGTTCTCCGTATCACCTACGGCTGCGCCCATATTGCGTTTGCTTACTCGGGCCATTTCCGGCCTCCTTTCAAGTCGTTGTGCGGCCCACCATTACGGCGGGCCGCTTGGCGGTTAGAATGCGTAGTTGGACGGGAGGACCGAGATGTTCGTGTAGGTGTCGGTAACACCGGACGCATCGAGGCCAGTAGTGCCGAACACAAAATCGTTCGTGGCATTGACGATCTTCACCACGCCGACAGGCGTGACCGTATCCGGGATGTCGGTCGGAAGGAAAGCCGACGTGTATTCCTCCAGATCGCCGCCCTTCCGAGCAACCGTCGATCCAGCCTGGCCGATCGTTTCCAGCGTATAGCCGCGATATACGGTATTGCCTTCCACGTCGGTTTCCGACTTGAACGGACGCCCTTGGTAGGTCGAATAGGTGCTGCCATCAGCAGCCAGGGCGAGGACGATCAGTTGGGTGTAGCCGGCAGGCAGGGTGTCGTGGCCGGAACTGAACGAGATATTGTCAGTACCACTCCCATCGGAGGCAAACTTGCCATTGACACTGACGGTGGTGGTATTGGCCGTCTTCAGTTTGGACGTGGTGGTTCCGATGGTAAGCCCAGCATCGGTGAAGCACACGTTCCCGTGGAGAACCCGGCTGGAGTTGTGTTGCAGATCAGCGGTTTGCATGATTCATTTCCTTTCTTGAGTTCGGTAGCAGCCGGAGACCATCCCCGGCCGCTTGATCAGGTTCCCGGTTAGACCGACGCGGCAGACTTGAGAACGGCCATCCACAGGTCGTTCGTGATGACCGTCGCCATGTAGCCCTTCCAGCCGATCGAGCCGCGCTGCGCCAGTTCATCGCCGGCAGTCGGCTTCGGCGGGGACGCCAGCAACTGAGCGGCGAACTTGCCGCGCAGGACGACGGTGCCGAAAGCGTCTTGGCCGAGATACACGATCGGGTAGACGTCAGCACTGGTGCCGCTGGTCGAAAGCAGCGTGGTGCCCGCAGCGGCGCCAACGTCGGCGGCCGGGGTCAGGAGCGTGGTCGTCAGGTAGCGAACGTCCTCAACCGAACCCATCTCGCCGGGGAACGGAACGCGGGTGCCGTATTCGGCCACCGGGGTGAATCCCGGCATGTCCCGGATGTCCTTCGCCAGGTCCGGGTGACAGAGGGCAACGAACCCGCCTTCAACCGGCGTGGTGTTGAACTTCGGCGACCCGTCCAGAACCTTGGTGATCGGCTTGGCGTCTTGACGCATCAGGCCGCGAACCACTTTCCGCTGGGCGGCGATGCCGTCGGAACCGGACATGATCTGATCGACGCTGGCGACCGTGGAACCGCTCGATGCGTTGTAATACACGTTCGAGCACGCCGTCAGGATGCCAAGGCGGACGTTCTCGGCGACTTCAGCGGCCTGCTGACCGAGGCGCGCGGAGTATTCGGCGAGCGTCTGCGGCTCACCAAGATCAACCATCTGGTCGGTGTAGTTGATGAAATTGCCGTACTGCTCCAGCGAGACCGTCACGTCGGTCGACGTCGGGCGGACACCGGCGGGGGTGACGCCATCAACGAGGGCAACCGGGGTATTCGGGAGCTTGTTGATGCGGCGGAAGACCGCGACCTTCGACTGGTTCTCGCCCTGGACGTAGTGCTGTCCGAACCGCTCCGAAATCAGGTTGGGCATGGCCGCCTTGAGGAACGGCAGCATCGCCTTCTGTAGTTGGCGGTTGGGGATGTCGTTGTAGGTGGTAAGAGCCATGATGAAACTCCTTTCGGGGATGGTTGAAGGCTCGGTTGAAGCCCTCTATGGCTCGGCCATTCGGGCGGTCTGCTTTGTCGCGGAGGTTGTCGGCCCGCGACCGCCGTCAAAACAAAATCGTTACCGGCGCAGCCGGAGGGTGTCTTGGTTCCACTCCTCTTCGTCGCCGTAGTCGTCCGGGGAATCACCGGCCAGATTCATCGGGCCACCGGGCGATCCGCGAACAGCGGTGGCGGCATCGAGTTCGAACTCTTCCTGCTCAGCGTTGCTGGACTTGCTCGCCTTGAACTCGTTGAGCAATTTGATGATTTCCTTCGCCGTCCCGGAATTGATGACGCGATTGGCTTCCGCCTTCTCGGCTTCTTCCATTCCATCAACGAACGTCTGGAATTCCGGCGAATTGGCGATGTCCTCCACGTCCGAATGGACGGCGGCAATCGCGTCGCGGTGACGGGCACGCATGATGTCGTCGATCAGGGCGTCGATCCGCTTGCCCATCGATCCGACGGATTCTTCGCCCATCTTCATCGCAACATCCTTGGCGGCCTGTTCGGCAATCGCCTTGATGAACCCGACGAACTCCTCGCCGAAATCGGCTTTCAATTGGGCAACCGACTCCTCGAATGACGGGCCAGCCTCGCCGGGCTCTTGTGCGGGCGCAGGCTCTTCCGCAGCAGGCTCCGCAGCAGGCTCCTCCGCTACGGAGGTGGATTCGGCCGCAGGCTCGGCGGCGCCCATGCCAGCATCGGGCTGCGCGGATTCGCCGGCCGGTTTTTCCGCTTCCGGGGAGACCACAACAGCAACGGACGGGGCCGCAGGGGCTTCCCCCTCATCGTCCATCCATTCGTCGTCCTTCCGCATTGCCTCGTCTTCGGCAATCGCCTCGTCGAACGGGTCTTTGTCCTTGTCCATGTCCATTTCGGATTTCCTCTCCGGCTTCCCGGCAAAAATCGCCTCTCGGCGGTTAATCAATCCTCAGCATCCAATTATTCACGCCCTGTCAAGCCCCCAACTACGCGACAAATCCACGACTCTGATTGCCTTCCTTCATCGCCACTGCTATCGCATCCACCGTCCTCGCAGAGCGTTGATGATCCTTCCTGGATTTCCCGGATTCCGCCTCCAGCATTTCGGCTACGTGGTAATCCGCCAGCCTGGACAGAAAAACCGCCATCGCCTTGTATGCGGGCGATCCGTTATACGCGAGCACTTCGGAAAATGCCTCGTTAGCCTTCGCCATTGCATCGCCGGAACCCATCATTGCTGCATCCCTCCGTCCTGTGGAACTGCCTCAATCTGCGGAGTCTCGATTCCGGCCTGCTCTCCCTCTCCGGGAGTCGCGCCCATGCCGTTGATCGCCCCGTAGTCGAGGTTCCGCTCATCCACCGACTCCGGGCCGGGCGCCATCGTGGGTAGCGGGGTGTCTGCAATGCTCTCGGCAGGGGTAGCGTCTTGCCATCCGGCACTTCGCAGGATCTCGTCCCCGGCTGCGGCAGCAACCGGACTCTGTGCTGCGACTCCACCGGCCTGAAGCGCGCTGAAAGCCGCCTCGGTGCGGTCCTTGACCGCCAATCCAGCAATCCGGTGCGTCTCGGCGATAGACTTCTGCGTATCCGCCTGGCTCTTGGTGACTTCGGCCTGCAACTTGGCGACCTGCGCCTCCAGTTGGGCAATCGAAAGCTGCTGCTGCATCTGCATCATCTGCTGTTGCTGCTGCGCTTGAGGATTGTTCGCCGCTTCCGCCGCTTCCTGCTCGGTCATGACCACATCG